CCCATCATAGGACCAATACGAGCAGCAGCGTCAATGGCTCTTGCCCATGCACCTTATGAGATAGCAAAGGGAATTGTCCAGGCATTCGACAAAGGAGGTTTCACTGGCTCTGGCGCATGGAACGAGCCAAAGGGTATCGTCCATGCCAACGAGTTCGTCGCTAACCGCTATGCCACACGCAATCCTAACCTCTTGCCTGTGCTCAATCTCATCGACCATGCGCAGCGGGTAGGCTCCGTCCAGAACCTTACACCGCAGGACGTGGCAGCGGTACTGCCATCACAGCACTATGCAACAGTCGCTCAACCTTCAAACAACAACACCCAGCGAGCAGTCGTCTCGCAGATGCCTGCAGAGATGGTCAATCTGATGCGGCAACTGTCAAAGCGACTGGAGGAACCTCTTATTGCAGAGACTTATGTCACCGGCAAGCGCGGAATATCTGAAGCGCAGACACTCACCGATAAAATGAAATCTAATGTTTCACGACGCTAAAATCATCATCATGCTAACACTACTTATAGACGCGATGAACGTCAACCTCTCGGCAGGCTCGTCATTCGAGTTCTACGACCGCAATCCTCTCTTCAGCAAGGAGGGGCAGCACACTCTGGATATAGATATCGACCTTGGCGACCCGCAAAACGCCTATGTCTATCACGACATGCACCGCATTGACTGTCCGCGAAGACCTTCAGGAAGGGCTGCTGTACTCTTCTCCGAGAAGGGAATCATCATCAAGGGCACCGAAATAGTGCTGGAGATAGACGAGCGAAAGGCGAAGATACAGATTGTATCCGGCAACTCCGAACTCAACTATCTTTCAGGAGGCGACCAGACGCTGCACTCGCTCGACCTCGGAAGCACACCAGAACTTACTCCGGAAGTGGCCATGCAGTCGCTCACTCCTGGCACTTATGACTTTGTGTGCTCGCCAGTCTGCGTCAAGAACGAGTTTCTCCTGTCTGGCACATTCATGTACGTGAACTACGAGGACAATGTCATCTACAACGAGATGTGTATTGGTGCCAACAAACAGGCGACATTTGTCACTGGCACCACGTTCAACCCGTTGCCTTATCTCTACGCCATCGTAGAGCGTGTGGTGCAGGCGCTGGGCTACACCATGAAGGCAAACTTCATCCGCGAAGACCCGGCAATGAGCAAGTTGATTGTGATAAACGGTTATCACTCGCGGAACTACGCCGAGATGATGCCCAACATGCTCATTGATGACTTCCTTTCCATGGTGGAGAATTTCACCGGCTGCGTCATCGTGGTTGACCAGGCAGAGAAAAAGGTTGAGATACTTCAGCAGAACTTCTTCTACGACAATGCCGGGGAGGAAGTTATTGACAGTAGCGACATCATCGGGGATATCCAACGCAAGTACGACGAGGACTCGCCAGAGGGACTGCTTCATCACAACGTTTCATACGACTTCCCCAAGACGGAGACATACAATTACTGGGCCATCGACAAAGAACTGTGGAAGACATTGCTCATAGAGGATTGTCCCGACCATAGCAGCCAATACCCAGACCCTGTCTTCAAGGAGCATTTCATGAACTGCTGGCTGCACATGAACGATGGGGTGATGCCTAAATGGGGGTGGTCTAAGGATACCGTCGCGGCAAAATATAATCGTTCAGTAGTGTATAGGGATATGGGTTATAATGACAATAACCTCATTGTACTGAGAGCAATCGACGACAGAGAGAAGCCGACGGCAATGTGCATACGTATTGTTAATCAATACAGTGGCCACTATGACGAGCGAACCGACGACGAGGTAAAACTGAAAATAATACCCACGGAAATAGTTTGGTGGCAAGATGCATACCGCAATGACAGGAAGGTATTCTTGCCAGTACCGTTTGCTAGACAGTCAGACATTCCGGACACGGAATCGACAGACAGCAATGAGAAAGGCCTGAACGAGTTTATCAACGAGGGCGCTGAACTGGACAATATGGAGGAACGCTTGTTTGTGGGATTTTATCTCGGCAAGAAAAATTGCAACTGGCAATACAACGCGACAAGTTTCATCTATCTCCCTGTCGTGGTGCCGTCAAATATAGTCGAGGCAACAACGTATGCGCTCTACGGTTCTGAAGATTATCGCGGGAAATGGACCGGCGGTTACTGGGCTTTCCCTTGCTTCCTTCGCACTGCCCGCCACGACTACGGCGAACCTCTCTGCAATATGCAGATTCTCGGAGAGACGGGAATGTATAACCGCTACTACAAGAACACTCTCAACATTAACTTCACACAGCCGGTTACCATCAAGTTCCGCTCGCTTGACTTGCGCGACTCGCGGAAGATTTTCATCATCGGGAATCAGCGCTTCTTCTGCGCGGAACTGAAGCATCGCGCAACGGCAAACGCCGTCTCTGAGGTCATCGAGGGAACGTTCTACCAGGTGCTTGACAACGCCGAAGAGGTGCTGCCGCAACGCACCATAACCATAACGGCTAAGGTGTACCAGAAGGAGGGACGTATTGTCTTCCTCTCTTCAGAGTCGCTGCCATGCAACGTGTCGTTTGCCTTCATCGCTCGAAGCGCACAGACTGTCATGCGTAAGGTATTTACCATGCAGAAGGGTACGCGCACGGCATACTTCTACAGCAGTCTCATGGCTTACAACAACTTCGCATTCGATGGCGACATCACGCCTGCAGTGGATGACGGTCGCACAACATACACCGCCGAAGTCGTGCCTGTGCAGACTAAGGAGGTATATGTCTCTGTCGCATTCCTCGCAAGCACCGAACACGTAGGAGGTACTATCGACGTGAGAACATCAGAGGTCCTGGAATATCCGATAGAGGTGGAAGTTGGCTATTCTGATGGTTCGCAGTACCGGACATGTGACGTGACCATTGAGGCGGGTACCAGTCGAGGGACAACGGAAATAAGTGAGTTGCCTGAGGGGGATTTTTCGATGGCCATCATGAAGACTGATGACAACGACACCAACAGATACTTGCCTGACAATGCACATGAGGCAGCGGGATGGGCAGCGCCACCACAGCAGTCCGAGGTGGTTCCTGATGAAGAGTAACTTTAAAAAAATAGCACTATGTTTAAAGAATATATCATCGACCTTTGTCGCCGTCACCATGACATCCATCACCGTGACGACGAGATTCATTTCATCGACCTGAGCACCGACAGACGCAACACTGCTCTTGCTCAGCAGATGCGTTATCCTGGTGTTTTCCTCGACCGCGAGGGTTACACATACAGGACTACCGGCAACGGACTTCGCCGCTACGCTAATATGACTCTCGATATATGGCAGCATGTCACCGACACTGCCGACTACGACCAGATAGAAAAGGCCATAGAGAAGTGCGACAGCATCCTGAATGATTTTGTCATGATGATGATGACAGACCGACGCTCACGCAAGCACAAGTTCTTGTTCGGCATCTCCTTCGACGGCATGAAGGTGGAGGAAATCATGAACGAGCAGAATGCTCTCTACGGTGTCCGCGCTTCTTTCCTCTTGCCCGAGAACCAGTGTGTCACTGACATCGAGGAGCGCTTCCGCATAGAAGGCACGTTTGACCAGACTTTCACTAAACCTTTTGATTGATATGAAGAATATAACTCTCGAATATCGTAGGTTCTTCAGGACGAGGACGATAAAGACGACTCTCCCTGAGAACTGGCGCGAACTGGATGCAAAACAGTTTGTCTATGCCGTGAAACTGTGGCTGGGTGAGGTAGGCCTGTCCGAGTTCCTACACCATTTTCTTGGCATCAGGAAAATGGTAATAAGCCTTCTCAGCGACTATCAGATGTGGGTGCTCATGCACGAGATTGACTGGATACAGAACTTGAAGGAGCCTCACAACGCCTTCTTCATCGAGACGCTACCGGGAACGTCTCTCGAGTCTCCAGGCGACAGACTGAAGGGATGCTCTCTGCAGCAGTTTATGACTGCAGACACTTTCTTCTCTCTCTATTGTGTCAATCAGGAGAGGAACAATCTTCACGCCTTCATAGCGTCACTGTATAAGAGTGACAATGAGGTGTTCTCCGTCGAGGAACCTGTGGAACCTCAGTTGCAGAACAGCAAGAGACTTGTTGTTCTCGACGAGCACATCGAGCAGGTAGAGCGACTGCCGGAGATAACGAAGCAAGCGGTGTTCCTGAACTTCATCCTTATCAGGTCATGGCTGTCACGTGCTTTCCCCTTGGTCTTTCCGGAACCTGAGGAGGAAGATCCTGGCATCAGACGCAATAAAAGGCAGAGGAAACCGAAGCCTGTTGATTGGGTGAGCATTTTCGATGCTCTTGTAGGGGATAACCTGGCAGACATGGAGAAGTACAAGGCAATACCCGCAACAGACGCCTTCCGCATCATGAACAGACGCATCAGGGAGGCAAGGATGAGGGCAGCGGAAATGGCCCAGCGAAACGTGAGGAGACACTGACATGAGGTGTCCTAACGTTGTATCTCTGATTTAACTATCTTTGCATTGAAACAATGACAATATGACGAACAACATCAAAGAATGGGTGCAGTACGGCACGGCAGTGGCAATGATACTATCCGGTATCGTACTGGCATTCCTGTCTTTCTTCCTCAATGGGTACGACATCGCTGATGGAGTGCTATGGTACATCGCTCAGGCTCTGACCTATGCCGGTGGAATATTCGGTGTGAGCATCTATTTCAAAACGAAACTTGGTCAAGCGGAAGCGCAGTTGCGAGAACTTATAAGAGAAGAGAAACATGAAGAAGCCTAACATTGAGGAGATAGGTGCCTGGATAGTGGTGGCGTGGATTGTGTTCCTCGCCGGAATGGGTGTCAATGTGCTCGTGTCTCGCTGCTCTGAACAGCAGCCTGCTGACAAGGCTCCTCAGTCTTCAGTAAAAGTACAGTGGCGAACACGGAAAGTTCCTTCCCCTGCAGAGACGATATATCAGACTAAGCGGATACCGCCGGAGCCTGTGGATACTCAGGAGATAATAAGGCAATATCTCGCGGAACATATCTACCGTGACACGGTGTTCCACAACGATACGGCAATGCTCGTAATACGCGACACCTTGTGGAGAAACAGCATAGCAGGCCGTGAGGTAATGCTCACATTCAATTCAGACAGATTCGCGAGGCACCATTCTCTCGGTCTGCTTTCTTCTCTGGGAAGCAACCACGCGGCTCTCATGGCGGCATACCGATACCGGCACTGGTTCGTCGCGGCAGGATATGACTTCCCGCAACAGTCGCCGACAGTCTCTGTCGGCTATCTATACAACTGGTAATATGACACTTGAATATCTTGAAATAATGGAGGAAACGAAAAAAACACCGATGACAGCAAGGCAGATGATCGACGAACTGGATGCACGTACACTGCCAGACGGCAAGAAACGCATCATGTCTATCAAGTTCTGTACTCTCGAGGGTAAACTGCACTTCTTCCCTCAGGTGTATGTCACAGGAGTGAAGGGGGTGAACATGAAGAAGATGCGGTTCCGTGGGATACAACCATGCGACTGCAAGGGCAACCCCGAGGAACATGTCTTTCCGGTGAAAATAACTAACATCATCGAACTCAACGGTCATCCCATTGACTGGAGCAATGGATATAACCGTCAAACATCACCCACAACATAACCATGGTAGAAATAGAGTACAACAAGGAGGGCACGCCTCTTCTGATGCAGTCAACATCTTTCTTCGCGTCAACAGTGAGCGACCGCGAGGCTATAAAGGAGCGTTCAAGGGCTCTTTTCCCCTATGACGATGACACGAGGGATTTTATCTATCTTGATAATAAGCGTGTAGTGTCGTGGGGTAAAGACAATATGTTTCCGGCAATGGCCATCGACACCGTGCGCACGACAACAGTGCTTAACACTGGTCTGAAGTTCCTCATGCGCCTGACAATGGGGCAGGGAATTTTCCCGTGCGAGGTGACGGGTTACGACGATGACGGAAACGAGATACTGACGCCCATCAAGGATGATGCCATCAAGGAATGTATCTCGTCGCGCATGGTGCGGCGCTACATGGAGAAGGTGCTGCGCGACTACCTGAAGGTGGGAGTGGGCGTGGCTCAGTTCGTGCCGAACGCGAAGGGGGATATCATAGGCATCAACGCACTCAACTGTCTGCACTATCGCTTCACAGTGCCTGACGTGGACGGCAACCAGGAGTGCATAGTGGCTAACTCATGGCAGAACGCAGCGGTGGGTACGAGCAGACATGAGTCGCCTGACAAGAAGGACAGATCTGACTACTGGACGCTGCCGCTCCTGATGGACTTCGACCCGGAACTTCACGCAGAGGTGCTGCAGTTCCGAGGTAAGATGCCGCGTGGATTCGCCTATGCCGTGAGGGATGCCTGGTCTAACGATGAGATATACAGCGAGCCTATATGGTGGGCTGCATACGTTCTGGGGTGGATTGACATTGCGCACAAGATACCGCAGTTCCTCCGGACTGCATATAAGAATCAGACCACATGGAAGTGGCATGTGCAGATTCCTTATTCCTTCTGGGATAAGAAGTTTCCGCTCGCGGACTTCGAGAATGACGCGAAGAAACGTGAGGGGAAGATTAACGAGTACATGAACAGCATAGAGCGAAACCTGCTCGGACCGGAGAACGCCGAGAAGCCTATCTTCACTAACTATGCCGTCAACGAGTATAACGGACGGGTAGAAGAGGAGTGGAAAATCACTCCGTTGTCCAACAAGTACAACGCGGGACAGGAGAACCTGGTTACTTCTTCAGCAGCGAACTCGGAGATTCTCTTCGCTCTCATGGTGAACCCTAACGTGATGGGCTCGCAGATGCCGGGTGGCGTGTATGCTGGCAATCAGGGTGGAAGCAATATCCGTGAGGCGTTCCTCGTGAACATAGCCAACGCATGGCTCGACCGACAGAATATTCTCGACCCTCTTCGGCTCTTCCTGAAGATGAAATTCAACAAGGATGTGGAACTCCGTTTCCGCAATACCATCCTCACCACGCTCGACAGCGGGGCAGGAACAACCAGAAAACTCTCGTAAGATATGCCGCAACTGAAGAACTTTACTCCTCCACTATGGGCATCAGAACTCGACGATGTGTATGTAGCCGCAACGGATGACGTGGCGGTGCGCATTCGTATCGACGATGCCGATGGGGTGACAAGGTATGACAACACCGCCACATATACTCCCGTCGATGGGGTGGTGAGGTTTGGTGAGTTGTCCAAACTTGTCAACCAGGCTATTCTTCTCAGCCAAGAGATGAAGGGTGGCATATCTACAGCGGAATCGCTTAGAAAACCGTATGCCGATATCACGTTCTCTTTCCCTGAGACTTCACAGAGTTTCACCGGCAGGGTGTACTATTATTCCGGCTACTACCGCGAGGGAGTAGGCGACATGAACGAGTTCCCCATGCAGATAGACCATGCTCGTGTGACTCCTAATCAGAAGTTCTGGGTGTGGGTGCCAAAGATGGGTAACGTGACGAGACGGGTGAGCGCAAGGGTGGTATATACATACGACGGCTCAAGGCAGGAGGCCACTATTGATATCGCTTCCTATTCTACTGGCTCTGGGTACCAGTTGCTTGACGCATCAATGAATGCGCTCTTCTCGTCGAGGATATCTCCGAGGGTGTGGAAGAATTGTAAAGTTCATTCGTATGATATCATTCTGCGAACAGCAGGGGAGCAGACTGACCAGATTCATGTCACGGTGGACCATAACCACTACTACACCGAGACGCCTTTTGCTTTCATCAATTCCTTCGGACTGCCTGAGATTTACGTCTTCAGAGGCATCGACGAGGAGGAGCATGAGATGGATGCTGACTTTGGACAGTGCGAGTGGAGATACACCCGTCTCGACGCGGAGTTCTGGCTGGAGCATAAGACTAACAGCGGGTGGATATCACGAGAGGAAAAGGCAACAGTGCTCGAGGTCCACCGCTCGCCTGAGGTGAACTTGTTCGCCGACTATAGGATGATGGTACCTGTCACCATTACGGACATCGACGCTAAGTTCCGCAAGTCTAAGACAGCGCCGGAGTCTATAACTCTCACATGGCGCATCGCCGACAAGAGAGATATCTACGAGGTGGACACGGCAACGTCAATGGCTGGCCACGGAACTTTTGACGGAACGTTCTCATTACCATTTGATTAACATTAACATATATACATTATGACACCACAAGAGATTATACAGATTGGACAGCAAATCGCGGGGGAAACCACCGAAGGCGGCAACACCGCCGAACGTGTAGGTGGGGTAATTGAAGGCATAGGCCTCCGTCTGCAGGCGATATTGGAAGAAATAGACAACCTACCCAGCGTGGGGGACGATGAAATCAGTCCAACATCGACAAACTTCGTCAAAAACCTCGTCATCTATTCCGCTCTGCAATCCCTGAAGAGCGAAATAAACGGCACCACTGGCGCACGCATCGATGCGCTTCAGACAACAGTGAGCGGTTGGATTTCCAGCCTCAGAAGCACTCTCGAAGATGAGATTGCTAATGCAGCACCAGGACTGGAGGCGCTGAAGCAGAGACTCCTACAACTGAAGACCGCTCTCGAGACTCTGGACACGGAACTCGGCCAGTCGCTGACAAAGGCTGAGACAGTGAACGACCTCATGGTAGAGGCAGAGCGGGCAAGGCAGATTCAATGGGATAAGATGAAGGCTGATGTCGAGGAAGCAACCACGAAGAGGGTGCTGATAGGCGAAGAAACTACAGTGACGATGCAGCCGAACGTCATGTACGTCTGGGGAGTGGTGCCAACCTTGGAACTAGAGATGGAAACACCGGTGGCAGGACAACTCAACGAGTACCAGTTTGCTTTCAACAGCGGTGAGACACCTACTTCTCTTGTGCTGTCTGTGGTGGTGGATTGGACTTCGTCGGTCAAAATAGAGGCTAACATGCACTACGAGGTGAACATCGAATACAACGAAATAAACGATGCTTACTACGGCATCATCGTTGGATGGCCATACACAGCACCTGAAGGGAACTGGTCACCGACACCAGACCCTGAACTTACACCAGACGAATAGAAAGGAGGTTGGTCATGAAGATATATTCGCGCCGTAAGGCGCTTCTGAACGCCGTGAATCCTCCTGTAGGATATGAGTGGGTGGAATATATAGAGAACACTTCTAATGCATACATTAACACTGGATGCTATCCTGATAGTACTACACAAATTGAAATGGTCATGATGAATATTTCCATTCCAAGATTCAGCGGTATAATAGGCGTTAATAGAGACGGCGCACCTATGTGGGGAATTGACCAACATGCTTCTTCTGGTACAGAGGCACGTTTCTATTATGGCAGTTCATATAGGTCAATATCAACAATAGCAATAGGTTCTAAAACGACATTAATTATAGATAAAAATGTCATCAAAAGGAATGGGACGAGTTACACCATATCTGGTACATGGTCTGGAGGTGCAAAAGCCCAACCAATGTTTGTTTTTAGGTCATATTTTGGAGGAGAGTCTTGTGCCTATATGCGCCTCTATTCATTAAAGATAACTATTGGGGGTGTATTACTAAGAGATTATAGACCTATCAAGAGGTTAAGCGACAACAAGTGCGGACTGTGGGATAAGGTAGAAGGGAAATTCTACACCTCAGAAAGTTCATCGAATTTTGTGGGGGGGGGTAAATTTACACTCATTCTGAATGCAGCGCCCTCCCAGGCAGAAAGGAGGGCGGCATGAGCGCAAGAACATATACAAGAAGAGAGTTTATGATGGAACATTCTGGATATAAGAGACTAAACTATATTGCAAATAATGGTTTCAGTGCAACCACATTCCCATATCTTAATCTGGGTTTTAAGATTGCGCCAAGTACCAAAATAGTAATAGATTTTTATACTATTTCGGGAAATAGTAATTCTCAAATGCTTTTTGGTCATCACAGCAGTTTGTATCTTCGCACAATATATAGTAATACTAATCACTTCACATTGAACAGGACCAATAGTCATACATTCGGAGTAGGAGTTGACCCAAGATATAAAAGAGCCTTATGGACTATTGATAAAAACATTTCATCGGTGGTGGTTGATGGGACTACATATACAAAAGAACATAATTTGGATACAAATTTCCTATCTACAAGCAATGTGGCTCTATTTTGGGCAACAGGGTACAATCAATGGTACGGTACTACTTGGCGAGTATATAGTTTCCAAAGATATGAGAATGATGTTCTTGTAATGGACTTAGTTCCCGCACAAGACAAACTGACGGGAATCAATGGTATGTATGACAGGATTAGTCATAAGTTCTACAAGTCTCCAAGAAGTAATTTCGTAGGAGGATAATTAATTTTTAAAACGTAAAGAATATGAAAAAAAACAGTTACAATACCATAGCCCAAATTAGGGGGGGGTAAAAATACACTTAATAATTTAAGTGGGGTAAATGCGCTCCAAGAAAGGAGGGCATTATGAAGTTGTATTCCAGAAGGCAAATGATGGCGGAAGCCGCATATCTGCAACAGTGGACTATAACTGAGTATGCGACGAATTTCTCCCCAAATGGAGAAAATTTCCTGTTCGGAGGGTTCTCCTTCAGACCGCAAGCGGGAGATGTGATTGAGGTGAAAGTGGACTTAACAGAAGAGACCGTAAGTGATTCCATATTTTTAGGTAGTTCTGAAGCAACCCCTGTGGATTATGGATATAAGTTTTCTATCCAGAAAAATGGAACTTCACCAAGATTGCGATTTGTGGTTGGAACGGCTTACTCTTATCCGCCAGTAGCCAAGACTGACGATAATACATATCTTATAAGATGGGATAATAAGGGAGTATCAGTAAACGGGGTCTATATACCAGGAAGTTTTAGTTCCTATGTCCAGCAAGTCTATAATAGATATAATCGCAGCCAAGGAGAAAAGTTCTATTTTAATGGGAATGTGCGAAAAAGCAAGGCATTTTTTCATTATATAAGATACTATAAAAAGAAATAAATCATGAAACAGTACATCAAGACAGTAAACGGGACTAAGGTATTCTACCAGGATCCGTTAGTCCTGGACGGAAAACAAATTTTCAATCCGTCCGAAGATCAGTTGAAGGCTGCGGGGTGGGAGGAATACACTCCGGAAACGCCAAGTGAAAACGAGTACAAGCCAACATACGAGGAGCGTGTGGTGGAGTTGATAAGGGAGAGGTACACAATCGACGACGAGATTGCGCTGCTAAGGCAGAAAGAGTCGAAGCCGGAGGAGTACCAGGCATGGTTCCAGTTCTGTGAAGCATGCAAGGAACAGGCAAGGAATGAATAGACAGAACTAATCTTGTTTTTCATAGTAGTATTTGAATTTTAGTTTAGTAGTAATTGTTCGGCAAGCCCTCGCAGTGATTGCGGGGGCTTGCTCATGATAATGGGAGTCACTTGCGCGACTCCCACATCAACCGGCAGTAACTGTTGTCGTCAAGGGGCAAGCCGGTCTGCTTCTTGACAAGGAACATGTAGTGCAACGCGCTCTTGACATTCTTGCAATGCTGCTCGTACTTCTTCCTGCCGGGGATATAAACTCTCCATACTCGACTCTCGCTGCGGTTGGACTTCACTCTCTCTACCATGATGCTCTTAGTTTTCATAATCTTGATGTTTTAATGTGATTGATATTATTTGTAAACCTCGATATAACTTACTTGGATGCCTTCGTTCTGAGCGATGTTCTCTGCCTTGCGGCTTGCCTCCTGCTCGCTTGAAGCGCTTATCTCATACTCTTTGCTATCGCCGTCGAAGTCATTGACTACTACTGTATAGTATGTATTTCTTTCCCTTGTTGCGGTGGTGAAACGTGATGTGATTGTGATTGCTGTCATGATTTTTGTTTTTTAAGAGTTTAACTTGAAGCGACTGGCGCTTTTGTAATTTTTACGTGCAATTTGTCTGCATGCAGCGGAAAACAACAAGACAAGGAATTTCGCAGATTTTTTATGAAATACCTCTTTTCATCGAAAAGGGGAAAGCGTGTCGGAAATAAATCTGCAGAAATAGCCACGCGGTACTTGACGTTCGTGGGCTGTGCTAACTTTGCTAAGGAAAAATCAAACCGCCAGACGCAGCAAAAACGGAAAAACAACATGACGGCATCATGTTCCATCACAACAACCACGACGAGGAAAAGAAACAATGAAACAAGGTCAACGACATCGACAGCGGGCAAAAAAAAGAGAGGCGGAAAGCAGCAGGGGACAACCTACCGCAATCCGCGCAGAACGATGACATACAAGTAAAAAAATCGAGATAAACGACAAATAAATGTCTTTACTTTCACATTACATCAGGGTAAGAAAACGGAAAAAACTAACATAACCGCATCATCATGGTAAAGAAAGTGCCAAAAAGTAACATAAGCAGCGACAGTCATGCATGGCTTCAGAGCACTCCACGGTAGCCAAGTATAAGCGGATTGGCATCTTTGATGTCAAGAGGGGTGTACGTGTTAGTGATAAGCAGCGACGAGTGACGTGCCTGGTCACGAACACTCAGAGGGTCGGTGTTGGAGCGCAGCATGTTGGTGATGCCGGTGTCCTTCAGAGAATAGAACTTGTATTCAGCAGGAAGGCGAAGGTCCTTGCGGATATGGTTGTTCCAGTAGTCACGGAACTGCTTCGAGTCTCTCCATTTACTGCCTGGCGCGAAACCATCTGAGAAGAGGTAGTCGGAGTCGGCATGACGGAAAACCTCAAGTTCCACCATCAGGCGCACTATATGGTCGGGCAGGGTGACAACAGCACTCTGGCGGTTCTTCGTCTGGTCGTCATGCAGCACCAGCGTCTTCTTCTGCAGATGGAAGTCGCCTATCTTCAGCAGAGACATCTCATGTGGACGGATGAACATGTAGTGGAGGATATGACACGCCAGGAGGAAGTGCTTGTTGTGCTCCTCCAGGTATTTCCTGACGTTAGTCAGTACCGGGTCCGGAATTACGGTGCGGTTCTTCGACGTGGTCTTGCGCACTCTCTTGATGCCTACAGTCGGGTCATCGTGGATGTACCGACGTTCTATAAGCCATCTGCAGAAGCCCTTCAGCCATACTACATAGTTGTTGTATGTCTGGGGCGACCAGTTGCGCTCCACGAACATCTCGTCGAGGAATTGAAGCACGACAAACTCATCCAACTGATAGGTGTAATACACAGAGAAGTGTGACGTGGCCACCCACTCCTGAAGAACCTTCAGACGTGACAGGTAGTCGCGCATCGTCTCGTCACGGAACGAATGGTCGTTGTTCAACTTCACCACGTACTGGTGGTATCTGCTGCACACCTCTTCCCATGGAACAAACTGTGCAGCGCTCTTCGTCTCCACCCAGGGATTCCAGCCGCGCATCAGTTTCTGAGTCAGTTCGCCAATAACCTGCTTGGCGTAACTGCACATCGCCTTCTTGGTGTGGAACTTGTCAACCATCACCTTCTTGCGCCGCATTCTGCCGGCAGCAGGGTCAAAGGCGTAAAAATCCACGTAGTTCTCCTTACCTTGGTGAAACATCGGCGCAGTCCATTCTATTACAGGTATGCGCCGAACCGACAAAGATAAATTTTTTTTGTTCATATCTTCAAATTTTCTTGAAGACACAAACCACGTTCTTATTACTCAAAAAAATCACCATACCATGGTGCGTCCGAATTTCGTCCGACCACTTTCGGGCGACAAAGGGTGGAAACCCTTTCATTCAAAGCGTTTCCACCCTCTTTTGGTCGGGATTACTGGAAAGTACGCCTTGCATTCCGGTATATATATGTACGCGTGTACATTTTTAATGATTTTTATGAGAATTTTGACACCCGTCTGTCCGAAAATCGTCCGAGCGTCTTTTTTTTACATTGATTTGTGCTTCAAACATTTACTTCAATTATTATTGAATTTTCTCAAACCTTTTTGGATTCTCGAAGACGTTTATTCTCTTCCGAGAGGATGGTTATAATCTCGTCTTTCGATTCGATTATTTTTTCTAAAAGAATGATTTTCTCTTTGGCGTGAGCCAGTTTCAGCCCCGCCTCTTCGAGGTAATTACCCGACTCGCTAACGAACCTGTCATTCTCGTAACTGGTGCTCTTGCCATCGCTCAGATCAATGAAGAAATCAACGGGTCTGCCGAAATACTTACAGAAGGCTTCTAACTTGTCAAGCCTTATGTTGACTCTATCTTCATAATAGTGGTTGATTTTAGAATCCGAACCACCACCGAACAGTTCTTCAAGAACCTTTTGTTTGCCGATTCTCTTCACCTCGCTTTCAAATCTATCGTTTCTAAACATAGTAGTAATTGTTAAATTATTCAAATATAGTGTATTTTTTTATCAATTATAATTGGATATTTCAATTAATATTGTAATTTTGCGTCTAAAATTAAGAATAAATTTTATAATAAGCAAATATGGACGAAAAAATCAACAACTTCCTGAAGTGGTATAATTCGCAGGAGCCTGGCAAAAAGCGGGACGTTCGTGAGGAGTTTCTTCGCCGTTCGGGGCTGCGGTACCCGACTTGGTTTTACAAAATCAGGAAAAAAAAGTTCCAACCGCTTGAAATGCAACTCCTCGAGGACATCACAGGTCAGACTTATTTGAGAACATAGGAGTGGCGGGGAGCAACCGTGTATTTTAGTTATTAATCCCATTATGTAAAGCCCCGTCACTCCACACTATACGTCGGAAGCCTCGCAGCCCCGAAATCGAAAGAAAGTAGGGGCACTTTCAAAGAACAATGGAAAATTTACCGATAACCGACAAAATATGCGCTACATGCGTATTCCGCAACCTGGTGCGCGTTGATGGCCACTACCTATGCCGCTTGCGCGGTGTGCCGGTTACTAATTTTGATAAATGCAGTTCACATATTTTAAATTCAAACTAACATGAGCAGTTTAATAATTGTTGTAAACGAAGATGGATTTCCTTGCTACGGAGCAAAGATGTCTGCAAACAGAGAACTTCTTTTCAAAGCAGCCCAGGAATTGATGGAGGATAGCGGTTGCCGCAATGCCTACATCATGAAGCAAGTTGAGCCAAAAGGACCTTACATAACCTATATGTACAAAGTCGGAGCCAAGTTGGTCTATGAAGGACCATTAAAAGGCAAGAGTCCTAGAGTAGTGATTTTGAAACATTCAAAATGATGCCATGAAGACAGGAGAACTTGAAACAAGACTGCCTTCAGGCGTGCAACTCCTACACGTCTGCCTGGCTAAGAATGAAGTGAGGATTGCCCTCGCGCGACATGGCAATGAGTCTATTGTCTATGCCGATATGCATGGGAATATTGAAACTTTCACAATGCCCTTCCTCGACGAAGAGCAGGTGCCTCTCGAGATTAACAATTACAACATCGACGAGAAACGTGTCTCGTTGAGCGTGAACGGACTGACGTATTGTCCGGAACATATAAGATACCAACTACTATGAACAAAGTAAAAGTATTTTTCACCGTCAAGGGAAAGGTGTCGCCGACATCTGAAATGCCACTCGTTGATGCCTTCAACAAGGCACGTAAGATGGCGATAGACCGCGAATGTTGTGTTGTCCTTAACATCTATCTCCCTTCCTCGCCTTTGGCAAGAAAATTCCTTGTCTATGACGAGAAAGGCTTTATAAAAGAACTGAACCCGCAAATTAGATTCTCATGATATGAACATCAACGGAGGTTTCTTCAGCGACACGGAGGGCGACGCGCTCCGCGAAATGCAGCGGCTGGCGGGGTGTGAGGTGAGGCGGTGCGCCTACCCCATGACAAAGAACCTGACCTACTACATCTCGGAGCACGGCCACCTTTTCAGCATACAGCGCATACAGGGCAAACTGCTCACCCGTGGACCGAAGCAACCCATGTCGAAGCACATCCACGGCAAGCGCAAGGACGGTGGCACGACACTCAGGCTGAGCAACGGCAAGAAAGGACCGGGCGGCGAGTCGTACATCAGAGCCGAGTTGCTGGTGTATTGCACCTTCTGCCTCCATCGATGGGAGCCCGACTTGCAGATAGACTTCAAGAACGGACACGCCACCGACCTGCGCCCCGACAACCTCATGGAGCACCGCGAGGAGATACCCCCGGAGTGGTCGGAGCGGCTGACCGAATACGCCGACATCTACCGACAAAACTTCGACCGCGTGTCCGAGTCGGTGAAATGGTGGGCAGGCATCAGCAAGGAGGATGCCAAGGACATCGCCCAAGCCACCTTTGTATGGCTATGCACCAACGGCTACAAGGATCAGGTGAACATTAGCCTGTGGATATATTGGGCGAAGCGACGGGCGCAGGACTTCTGGACGCACCACGCCCGCCACTACAACACCGCCGACTACGACACGATAATGGAACTGAGAGGCCGACGAGACCGAGGGGTAGAAGTTGACCTCTTTCACCTTCAGAAGGGAGAGAAACGCTCCCGCTACCTGACACTATGGGCGCAGGGCCACACGCCCACCGAGATAGCCGAGATGACCGGCTCCACCACGGGCAACGTGGGCAGTTCGGTCACTCGTTCCATTCAATTCTTACGAAAATACTTCAGACATGAAAAAGAACTGCTTACACCCTGACCGCCAGCAGATGCTGACCGAGTACATACAGAGCCTTACCACATCGAGCGTGAACTACGACAACCGGGGCAAGTACATCGATGCCGTTTACCGTTTCCTCGACTCAGCCGAGGAGGTGAGCCGTCGAGGGTGGAAGCGGTGGAAAAAGGCTCATGCCGAGGAACTGATATACATGCCGTGGGTGCAGGATGCCGTGTGCAATCTGCTGGCATCGCGTGGCATCGGCTACAAACCCAAGCGTGAACAGCCCGGCAAGGCTCGCTACATCGACAAAATAGAGAAGCGCGACGTGCGCCAGACGGATACCATTAACGGGTTCCTGCTGTGGCTGGAAAACGAGCGAGAGTACAGCCCGAACACCCTGCGCATCTACTCCTACAGCGTACGCGACTTCTTCAGTTACTTCGACGAGTTCTCGCAAGACAACGCCCGACGCTACATTGCCGCACTGGAGGAGAAAGGCAACAACCCCAAGACCATTCGGCTGCGCATCACCTCGCTGGAGAAGTTGGGCGACTACCTCAAGAAACCCGTCAAGTTGAAACGCCCGAAGATACAGAAAACGCTATCGGTGGAGAACATACCAACGGAGGCCGAGTACAACAAACTGCTGACCTACTGCGACGAGCACGCCCCGAAGTGGGCATACATCATCCGGCTGCTGGGCACCACGGGTTGCCGCGTCTCGGAGTTGATACAGTTTACCTACGAGCAGATACAGGCAGGGTCGTGCGACCTGAAGGGCAAAGGCTCGAAGTACCGCCGCTTCTTCTTCACCAGGCAGGTGCAAGACGGAGCCAAGGGCAAGAGCGGCTACGTCTGCATGAACCGCTACGGCTCGCAAATCAGCACACGCGGCATAGCCCAGGAACTGAAGAACCTCGGCACGAAGTGCGGCATTGCCAAAGAGAAGATGCACCCACACGCCTTCCGCCACTTCTTTGCCAAGATGTACTTGAAGAAAACAAAAGACGTTGTTTCGCTGGCTGACATACTGGGCCACGGCAGCGTAGATATCACACGAATTTATCTTCAGAAAAGTTATGACGAACAGAAAAGAGAAGTTAATCGAGTTGTTAACTGGTAGTAAACATAAACACCTTTCATTAATTTGCTCACCTTATAAATGAGGCGAGCAGTTGTTAACTGGTGGTAAACATAAACACCTTTCTTTATGCCATACGGAGAACTTAACATTCAGCAGGAATATACCGGCAGAAACCGCAAGACGGGCCGTTTCATGAAGGGAAACGTCCCTGCTAACAAGGGGAAGAAGTGGGACGAGTTCCTAAGCAAACGGAAACAGAAGAGATGCGCCAAAGGCTGGAAAAATCTCGACCTGTACCGCCCGAAAGGAAGACCCGACTTTGGTGCCCTAAGACAAAAGAGAGTGATTGCCATCAATGATGAAGGAGGATGGGCGGTGTTCTCCTCTGCGGTTGCCGCAGAAAAGGCTCTCCGCCCTAGCCACCCGTTGATACGTAGTAAGTATATCAATTACTGCTGTCGTGAGAACTCCAAAGGTGGCAGGAACACCGACCACAGGCACCAAGGTATCCGTTTCTACCACTTTGACACTGATAACTCCTGGACAACAAAATAATATGAAGAAGAAAAATTGCTACTTGTGCGACTATGTGTGCCGCCCTGCTCACCTCACAATGAAGGAATGCGACACTGAAAACTTGTGTTGTGCCCATCCATTTTATAAAGGTGCTGCACCAATTAGTGCAGTGACATCTTGCCCTAAAGGAAAAAATAAACATAATTAATATGGATAATATCAAACCACTTGTAACCGCATTAATAATCGTCGCCCTGTTCCTTATTACATGGGGCGCATGGTACGCCGCCACATACATTGCAAGCCTGTTGAGCGGGGTGGATTATTTTACAATCCTCGTGGCACTGGCTGCAGTGGCCACCGCAGTACTGGCGGCATTTGTTTGGCGAGATGCAAAAAACCGAAGGGTGCTATTGCGGGTGAGACTTTTTGACCCGCTCGCTGCAGCACGAGGAGGGTTTCCTTTTGCAGAGGAGTTTATTGTCAAAGCCGAACCCGCATACCATGAGGGAGAGTATTACGTTTACGACGCAATTGGTTATTACATTCTGACCCGTGATCAAATTATTCTTGGTATGACCCGTGAAATACCAACGAAACTTGTTCATAGTTTGGTAATCATGGAAGAGCCTAAGGACTCAAGAAAGTGGGAATATCGCAGAGCACTGAAGACATACCTTGATGGAAAAGAATTTATTGAGCGCGCAAGTGCGGCGGCAAGGGCAGCGTCTATGAGTGTTTCCGAGTTGGAAAAGGCCTTCGCTGGCTTCGGCGAAATTGTCCGACGCGCAAGCGAGAGACACCACTAATTTTGCATACGCAAAAGAGCATAATCATGATAAAAAAAGAGACCATCTATAGAGCCACCAACGGTGGATTAGACGTTTTTCGCATCCTCTGGGACGACGCCAAGCGCCTGATCGACAATGGTGACTATCACAAGAACTTCAAAATCCGTCCGGACGAGCGCACCGGCTCGGCGCATCTGAAGCAGATAGGACAGGGCGATGAACAGCACTGGGTGGCTACTGACTTCGGTGACGACGGCATCCCCAGGAATTGCTTCGACTGGGTGATAAAAGAGTGCAACCTTCAGGGCTTCAAAGAGGCTGTGGCGTGGATTGTGACGCAACTGAACCTTGATGTCGATGACATCAAGCCGGAACGCAACAAACCGCTGAAGATAGAGAAGGTGGCCACAGAGGCACCGGAAGGAACAGTGCTCTACGAACTCCGCGACGACGACACCTTCACCAAACGAGAACTCGAAGTGTTCGGAGAACTCGTCACGCAAGAGGTGATGGAGTCGCTCAACTGGCACCCAGTGGTGTGGTGTGGTGTTGCCAAGGGTGGCATGGTGACAAAGGCATATTCATGCGACGACTACCCCATCTACGCACGCGAATGCAAGTGCGGAAAGCCGGGTGACGACAAACCGTCGTTCTACAAGATTTATAAACCGCTCGAGTTCAACAAGGCGTACCGCTTCATGGTTGCCGGAAAGCGAGAACGCAGTTACGTCAATGGTCTCTACGAACTGCGCGAGGCATACGGCAAGTTCAAGAGGCAGCAGGAGCAGGACTTCGACAGCGACCCCACCAATGAGGGGAAAACTCTCGAGTACAAGAAGTTCAAGGCTGCTGTCATGGCAAGCGGAGAACGTGACTGCGCTGCCGTCAAGGCTCTCGGCGGTTTCCCCATTTGGCTCAACTCCGAGACTGACGAACTGGAGGCATGGCAGGAGAAGCAGATCCTGCAGTGCGCCGATGTCATATACAATATCCCTGATAAGGACGAGACAGGACTGCAACGCGGCACATACCACGCGCTGCGACATCTCGACATCCGTACGGTGTGGCTGCCGGACTACTTCCAGAAGTACCACGACAACCGCCATCACTACCGAAAGGATTTCAAGGACTTCACCGAAGTGGTGGAGGACTGTCAAACTACTTTCAACAGACTTCTCGACCAGGCATTGCCGGCAACGTTCTGGACCAAGACGACGCTGAAGAACGGCAAGGAGAAATACGAGGTCAATTCGGTGTCACTGCTCTACTTCATGCGTCTCAACGGATATCATAAGTTGCGCGACCGCGAGAGTGGCGAGACTATATTTATTCGCATAGACGGCAACGTGGTGCAACGGGTGACGCCTGCAGACATGACGGAGTTCCTTATCCGTTGGTCACAAGGCAAAGAGTGTATTCCTGGTTATAAGGACAAACGCTCTGAGGTGCAGCCGGTGGCGGTGCAGAATCTAATCATCGACTCGCCTAAGTGTTCTCCTTCTGCACTCGAGAAGGTGGACACGGTGGAACTGGACTTCACCAACTACACCAACCGCGCTCAGTTCTTCCCATTCCGGAATGGAACAGTCAAGGTGTCTGCCTCAGGCATCGAATTCATCAGGAAGCAGGATGCTGCCAAACTGAAGTTTTACGTTTGGGAAGACCAGATTATACAGCACGACTTCAAACCCCTCTCCCCGATGTTTGAGGTCAAGAAAAAGTGCAACGATGACAACACCGAGGACTGGGAGGTGTCGTTCCCGGAGGAGAAGCACCGTTCCAACATTCTCGGGTTCCTTATCAATAGTTCACGCCTGTACTGGCGCAAGGAGATGGAAGCACCGTTCGAGGACGCACCGGACGCGGACAACCTAAGGCGCACCTATCGACGTGAGCATAAGTTCCAGATAACTTCTCCGGCTCTCTCCGAGGAGGAGAACGCCAAACAGATGCGGTGCCTCGCCAACAAACTGTTCATCATAGGTTACTTCGGCTGGGGATACAAGCAGCAGTCACGCTCATACGCTGCGTTCGCTATGGACTGGAAACTCGACGAGATGGGCGAGGCGAACGGTGGTACCGGTAAGTCGTTCCTCTTCGAACAGGTGCTGCCCAAAATCATCAACTCGACGAAACTCGACGGCAAGCAGAAAAACGTGGCGGACAACAACTTCAAGTTCGCAAGCGTAACCAGGTACACCCGCATGGTGCTCGTCGATGACCTCTTCAGAGATTTCCCGTTCGAGACATTCTACTCGAACATCACCGGCGGACTCACCGTCAACCCCAAGAACCTGAACCAGTTCTTCATTCCCTTCGAGCAGTCGCCGAAGTTCGCGTTCACCACAAACTATGTTCCTAAGATATTCGACGGCTCTTCAGACCGCCGTATGCTCTACATGGTGAACAGCGACTACTACCACACCGCTACGCAAGGGTCTGACGAGTATCACGAGACACGCACCATACGCGACGACTTCGACAAGGACCTGATGGGTGGTGACTACTCCGAAGAAGAGTGGAACGCAGACTTCAATCTGCTTATGCAGTGCGTCAAGTTCTACATCTCCCTGGCACCCTCTGGGGTGAAGATACAGCCGCCCATGGATAACATCATGCTGCGCTCATCGCGCATGACGATGGCCGACAAGTTCACGGAATGGGCAACAGAATACTTCTCGGTGGACAGCAAGCGCCTCGATGTACTCGTGGAGCGCGATGTGGCAATCAATGACTTCAGAACGAAGTACAACATGAAGGATATCACAACGAATATGTTCTACCGCAAGATGAAGGCCTTCGTGTCGTGGTGTTCTTACACCGACGAGTTCAATCCAAAGGAACTGTGCGCAACATCCAAGCCGGGACATATCCTCAGGCGCAAGGAGACTCCCATGGGAGGACCAGGAGAGCCGACGGAATATATTTATATAAGGACCAACCGCGAGGCTCTGGAGAAACTAATTCGCCAAAACGATGAGGACCAGGCAAAGTTGTCAGGTCTGGCAGTGGCAGGCGAGAAAGACCCTTATGTTGACAGTGACAAAGCATTTTAATCAATTAGGAGAATAAAATTATGGCAAAATACATAAACAAAGCCGCTGTAGTAGCGGAGATAGAGAGAAGAAAACAGAAGTTGCTCGATAATATAATATTTGAGAGTGATAAGGAATGGGCTGTGAGGACAGCGCATCAACTTAATAGAATTATTATGTTCCTCGACACCCTTGAAGTGAAGGAGGTGGATGAAGAACCTACAAGCATTGATATTTCCGTCTTATTAGCGGAGATAGAAAGAGAGTATAAAAGCCTATCCAATGCAACAAACGATTTTGCAATGGGCAGAAAGGCTGAATTAAAAAACCTTCTTTCTTTCATCGAATCCATATATCAACAGTGACAAGGCATCCTGAGCATGAAAAAGAAATATATCAAACTAACAAGAACAACCACATACAGTGGCCACACATTGCAAGTGCAACAGCAAATTGGCAATCTGCCGTTGTGCAATGGGTGTTTCTTCACTCGAAATAACCTCGCCAGACACGGGCTAAAACAAATCCAGTGCCATAAGCACAACCTCGCGTGCACGCCATACACCCGTAAGGATAAGTGCAACGTGATATTTGTCGAGATTTCCCGCGTCAAGGCAAAACAATCTACCACGGCCTTCTCAATGGAACGGACAGAGGCTTGAGGCCTTCCATGACAGCCGGGAAAGACCGGCACCCGGGACTGAAAGCAGGCAATGGGCAACCTGCAGCGGATTAAAACGCCTAGGTGAGCGGTGGTTCGATTCCACCCAGTTCCACTATCTGCAGCGGCAGAGAAACAGCGGCAGAAATGCCATGAGAGAGTTAACAAAATTTTGAACAACGGATCAAAATGAGACCGAAAAGGCGGTCTCGCGGGTGCGAATCCCGCCGGGCGAAAGCACTGTATCGAAGACTGATTCGGCATAGACCAGGGAAACCTCGGACGTTCTGAAGATTGCTAATGCTGTTAATTCCACAATGTTGTACCAATCGCCCTAAGACGGTGGTTGACGGTATTTTGACAGGAGGGAAAGACCCCACCCCCAATCTCTCATTTGGGGGCTTTTTACGGGAGTGATGCCCTCCATCACGGATAAGGGAGGGAGGATGATTGCAACCTTACAAGATAATACCTCAATCATTTCTACCACGAAGCGCGGTCCGACTCCGCGCACTCTCACCACCACCGGAACAGTTTCACTTCTCATATATCTTTATTTTTTAGTACCTATTTCTTAATTTTCCAGCGTCGTGACGACGCGTATCATCTGTTCCTGAAGGTGATTTGACAAGGCGGTGTTGCACTTTGCAACGCCGCCTCTTTTTTGCCCACCGCCGTTAATTTTTTCTTTCATTTTTTCAAAATTTGTTTTATTTAAAAAAAAGTGAAACAATGGAAACAGAGGGGGAGAAAAAGTGTATAATTATTTAAAAATCAACTTGTTACAAATGTTTCACTTTTTGTTTCACTTTTGTTTCACTTTTCAATAGAAGGTAAAAAAGAGAAACGCAAGTTTCTGTCTCTCAGCCGTTTACACCGTTGTTTCTGTTTCACTTTTCAACTCAAAAAAAAGTGAAACACAAAAGTGAAACACCTAACCTCTGCTGATTATCAGTAACTTATGTCGCAAATGTTCCGCTGTTTCACTTTTTTCTCTTTTTTCTCCGAAAACAAAACAACACGAAAAAATATTTCAACGATATTTGAAGTTTTTCGTAGATAATTGATTAATTTTGCATTAAACTAACAGTATCAAACTAACCTATGGAGAAAAAAGAGCGATGGGCGGTGTGGCTGCCATGCAAGCATTACACCAAGAAGTGGCTGCTCGCCAACTTCAACAAACCGGATGACCAATGGAAGGAGATTGCTGACCTCTCTCCTGACAGGGTGCTGCAACAGTCGTTCCGCAACCATCTATCCAGACAGGGACACCTCAACAATGTTGATGGTGAACTGTCACGCTACAACGACCAGGTGGCGATAGAGATAAACAGGCGTATCTTCAACACGTACGGGTGGGAACTTACACCGTATGAGGTGGTGGAGTTCAACAACGAACTGGAGATGCGAGTCAAGGCGCTGCTCAGAACTAACGTGTCAACTCTTCAGAGCCTCGGCTATTCTACGGCAAAGGCTATCGACGTGTTCCGCATAGCAACCGGGATTGATGAGGACGACTGGTCTGACGACAGCATCCGTAAAGACCTGTCGAGGAATATCCCAAAGGGGATTTATCCCGCGATTAGTGAAATAATGTTAAAAACATCAGAAAATGTGTTTCTAATTCTGACCAAAACTGGACTGCTGCAAAAGCAGGCGACAAACACGTTCCTCCATAACCTCCAACAATACACTGAAACGATTTGATATGGTAACTATTGACTTTGACTTCGAGAACGTTGGCGGACTCCACGTCTGCTACGCCATACCCGCTGCTGCCTTCATGGGCACGCGCGTAAACCTCATCAACAACACGCATCAACTGAAGACGATGCTCTCCAACACGGAGATTATCGCCATTCCCATGTACGCCGATGACACCTTCTCGTTCACCGAAGAGGATGAAGAGGAGGACGGAAACAAGTTCTGGAACCCCGTTATTGAGGGGATTATTCCAAAGTTCGGACTGAACAACGACACCATCGAGAAACTTGCTCGTGGCGAGTGGATAGTGCTGCACGAGGATAACAATGGTGTGGTGCGACTGTCTGGTACCGAGGAGATACCTCTGAGGTGCACAACGTCACCGGCTACTGGAAGGGCATTCGCCGACCGCTCTGAAACGGTGTTCAGATTCACGGCCAGCGAACAGCAGCCGTCGGTCATAATGGAGTCACTTGACCTCGACTACTACCAGAACTAACCTCCTCCAGTCGGTTTAAGCGACCGCAACACCCCTTTTTTCTACCAACCAAAACCCTTGTTTTCATCGTATCTTTGCGATGGAAGAAGGCTCCGCATGCCGAGAGATTTCCTCGGCACTTAGGGGCTATCGCAAAAATTTTCACACTATGGTAGAAATAAGAATTGATGGCGAGATTGGACGCTACACCCGATGGGATGTATGCTATAATCTCAGGAAGGCTAAAGGGTCACCAGTGACGCTGCGCATAGCATCCTATGGTGGCAGCATCGCGGATGCCATCGCCATATCTCATGCTATCCAGGAGCACGGAGATGTGACGGTGATACATGACTCGCTCAATGCAAGCGCGGCAACATGGCTGCCGTTTGGAGCGAAGTCAATCAAGATGCACGAGGACTGCATGCTCTACGTGCACTGCTCTTCGATAGAATACTTCTTGTGGCAGCAGATGAACGCCGAGGAACTGAAGGAACTGGGCGAAGACATCGACGGGGAGATTCGTTCTCTCGAGAAGATGGATGAGATGATTGCCAACAAGTATGCTGCACGTTCTGGCAAGTCTAAGGACGAGATGCTGAAACTGATGCAGGAACATCCATGGCTCACCGCTCAGGAGTGCAAGGAATATGGTTTCGTCGACGAGGTGATAGCGGAACCTTCTGGAAAGAAGGTGACCAACTCTCTCGCAAAGAACTTCAAAAACTGCGCTATACCGATGCCGGAAGGTGTGGAGGTGGAGAAGTCTCTGCTGCAGCGCGTAGCGGAGAAACTCGGACTGGTGTCTCCCAAGACCGAAAATCTCAACGCTCAACCCTCAACCGCCAACGAACAACCCATTTCAACAACTCAACATATTGACAACATGAACACAATCTTCACTATGCTGAATGCCCTGCTCGCTGTAGTAGGCTTCACACAGTCTGCAGAGGGTAACTTCACCCTCACGGAAGACCAGATGAAGGCCATCAATGACGAACTTGCCAAGAACAAGAAGGCTATTGATGACCTTAACAAGCAACTGGCAGACGCTAACTCTGCCAAGAAAACTGCGGAGGACGAACTTAAGGAGGCCTCTGACTCTCTCGACTCGCTCAGTGACATGATTAAGAGCATTGACGGCATCGCCAATAAAACGGCGAAGATTAAGGAACTCTTCGATAAAATTCCCGCTCCCGTAGAGCAGCCGGCAAAGCAGGAGGATGGGAACAAAGACGAGTACGAGGATATCCGTAAGGACCCCATCAACTTCTACGAAGAGGAGTAATCGAGCCATCACTTATCACTAACACATAACACGTTATTAACTAACACATAACACGTTATTATATGAATTACAACGATCCTATTGACATCACCGCCGTCAATACCGCGGTGAAGAAACATGGAAAGACACTTGACGCTATTCCGCGTCTGGGTGCCAACGAGGTGCTTCAGCACTTCACTGCTTTCGCTGGCATCACCGACTCGTACACCTTCACGAAGGCTGTGCTGCAGAAGGTGTCTAGTAAGTACACCGGAGTGTTCAAGGGACAGACTCATATTGGTGAGTTCATTCCTCGTACGCTGACTGTTCACCCTGTCGTGATGGAGGTGCTCGACGAGCCGGAGCGCTATCGTCGTTCTTACGTCACCGAGGTGCGCGGTAAGATTGAGATTGCAAAGCACCCGTTCGAACTCTGGCTCGTCCAGGAGATTCTCAACCAGGCTTCGTTCGACCTTCTCAATGTGCTGTTTACAGCCAAGTTCGATGCCGCAGCCAACAAGACCGACATCGCCGACTCGTTCGATGGTATTGGTACCATCGTGGAGGCAGAGAAGACAGCAGGAAAGATTTCTGCCGCTCTCGGAAACCTCGTGGCTACTGCTACAATGACACGCGCCAACATCGGCGACGAACTGCTGAAGATGTGGCGCTCGCGCAACACCATCTTCCGCCGCATGAACTCGAAGATGTTCATCTCCGACGACCTCGGCGACATGTACGACGACTGGTTCTCAGACGAGCACCCTGGTGTGCATGACGTAGGCAAGACCGCTGATGAGACTAAGCAGCAGTTCCTCCACGGCTCCAAGGGCAAGTGCGAACTCGTGCGAGTTCCTGACCTGCCAGAGGGAAGCCAGTTCGTGCTCCTCACCATCAAGGAGAACATCGCGTTCGGCTTCGACAAGATGAGCGACATGCGCACCATCAAGGCCGTACCTGACGACTATCTGTTCAAGGCTCTCGGTAAGTATGTGTTCGGAACGCAGATACCTTACATCGGTAAGGAACTCTTCTGCGTGAATGACAAACCTCTCACACCAACCACCTAAACCTCACCGCCATGAAGAATTGTATCAATCTTGCAGACATCGACACCAACCTGTCATGCTCAGACCAGGACAACATGGGCGGCATCGTGCCAGTTGTCATCTTCGGATATGCTGACGAGGTGGGTACGTGGCCGGAGAAGCCGACACCAGAAGCGGCAGAAACGGCAATAGATATGGAAAAGGCGGGCGCTCTCGTGGGTGACGTTGTGATGAACAAGGGATGCCGTGCTTACAAGTTCGAGTTCACCGATGATGTCGGTTCGTTCTCAATCAAGCCTCAGGGCGAGAACGGTGGAGAGTCGTTCCTTTACACTCTCAGCATCATCAACGCCAAAATCCGTAAGAAGATTCTCGGCTTTGTCAACGCTGTCAAGGGCAAGAAGATTTTCTTCATCGTCCAGGACAACAATGGGGTGTACTACCTCATGGGCGATGCAAAACGTGGTGCTCGTCTTGCCAACGACTCGGAAGGTTTCGTGACAGGAACCAACCCGACAGAGCGCAACCAGGCGTCGCTCAACTTCACATACAGCGCTCCACGAGCACTGTGCTATGAGGGCGACACCGAGAATCTTCTCACTGCAGCAGCAGGAGAGTAATACGGCTCTTTTGTTAGTTTGAATATACTTTTAGGGAGCACCCGTCCGGGTGCTCTTTATTGTCTATGACAGTCGGGAAAATAATCGTTATCTTTGCGAAAACCTCAAAAAACAAAGGATATGAAATTGACTCAAGACTACTTTGAAGCCCGTAAAGAGGCTATGAAATGGCTCAACGGCCAACCTGAGACACGTAACTATGCCAAGGGTCTGCAGATACTGCAGAAGTCTGGTTTCAAACCATCGGTGGCAGCACTCCTGGCACGCAACGGTGAGAAGGAGTGGACACGCGAGAAACTGAAGTATTCTCTCAGACAGATGCTTCAGGTGTACTACAGTCCTGATGACCCTCGTTTCAACGACGAGGATGTCGATGCTCTGAACGACGAGCACAAGGAACTCGTGGACCTGCCTAACCCGGAGGAGGATACGCAGTCGAAGACTCCAAAACCAACGGAGGTCGAGAAACTCATGGAACACTACGCCGACTACCACAAGCAGCGTGACATCACTAACCGTGAGAGGGCGGAACTGCCAGAGACAAACGACGACGAGGTGACTGCTAAGCGCAAGGAACTCTCGGAGAAAATGGAGGGTCTGACAGCGAAGATGGAGGCTCTGTGGGCTCTGCGTAAGCGATACGACGAGGATGGTACCATTCCTACCTTCGACGAGATTGAGAAGGCGTGTGCAGAGACGGTGACCGTTAAGAAGGAAGATGAGAAGCCTGAAGACCTCACGGCTCTCGATGACGCGACTTTGAAGAGGCAGCGCACATCGACGAAGACGATGCTGACCAAGAAGCAGAACATGCTGCTGTACCAGACGCAGAGCAAACAGGAGAAACCTAATCCTATGCCGGACTGCCCTAAGAGGGTGGTACTGGAGAAGGAAGTGGAACATCTGCAGGCGAGACTAACAAGTCTCGAATATGAGATAGCACGACGTAAGTGATTTCCAAGCCTTCACAACTCGGGGTGCTGCAACAAGGAGTGGACAAACATTTCTTCTCCGATGGGGCGTTCAACCTCATTCAACTGCTGCTGTATGTGCTGAAGCAGACGGGACCGGCGCACGTTTTTATCTCAACATACTCGATAGCGGAGGACAGCATCGCGACATTGCAGCGCTACTGCGACAATGAACGGATATTGTCTATCCGCTTCCTTATTGATAATCGGGTGCGCACAATATCACCGAAACCTTTTGCGCGTCTGGTGGCCACGTTCCCGGAGCAGTACCGATGTCTCGCGCTGCATGCAAAGGTGGTGCTGGTGTGGAACGACGAGTGGCATATCAGCATCGTGGGCTCGCAAAACGCGACGCACAACCCTAAACTGGAGCGTGGAATAATCCACACTGGAGAGCAGATATGGAACTTCGATAAATCTATTCTGGATGAAGAATTTCAGCGAGGAACAACTTGATCAGATTGAGGAGATGGCTTATCTCCTCATATCGCCAACGCTCATAGCGGTGAACCTCGGAATGCTGGAGGCGGATTTGAGATGCTATCTTAAGGACGAGACTTCTCCCGTCTATCAGGCGTTCTACAAGGGATTGCTACGGCAGAAGATGGAACTGCACCGCAGTATCATCAAGGCTGCCGGCAACGGAAGCAATCCGGCACAGGAACAACTGAAGGCTATGGTAAGGGCGATGGAAACGGATATCGGCTAAAATAGTCTGCTCAGCCAACGCAGCACCTTGCCAAGTATGCCGCTGTCATGGTCCATGTACCACGACAGGTTCCTGGAGTTCCTGAGGTACTGACGAGAGCACAATGCCAAGACGACAGCAGCCGTAATAAATAAAAAGATAATCACTTCCATGCCGCAAAGGTATAATTTTATTTCCACATGGCAAAACTCTTAGAACTTTCACACGATGTCATCGAGGCGCATATCCTCGACCCTGAGAACAATCCGCTGCCACCGGAACTGCAGGAGCAGTTTAACCGAGTGATGACAGCGGCAAGGTTGCTCGATGACTATCCCAACGACAGCCAGATAGTGGCTATGTTGGCGCGTAAGTACAGGGCATCGGTGACTACATTCCGAAAAGACCTGGCACTCGCCAAGGAGGTGTTCAAGACGAAGCATACCTTCGACTGGGATTTTTGGTTTGCCTGGCAAATCAAAGACCAACTGGAACTTATCCGCAAGTGTAAACTGCAAGGCAACCTGAAGGAGTGGAACCAGGCAAAGAAGGTGCTGCATCAGATTATCGGAGATAAGCCGGCAGGAGTGGAAGACCCGAAGCGAATGGAGCACACGACGGTTTACATACAGGTTGTAAACAACAATGGAACCACCGAATATAAGTCTATCGGTGACGTGCACGACCTCAGACCCGACGAGGTGCAGGAACTCCTCGAGGTGATGCAGGAGCCTATCGACGAGAAGAAGGGTGAAGAACTAATGAATTCCTGAAGATGCCTAAGTTACCTCTGCGTGTCAATCCTGCTCAGTGGCAGTTCGTAATGCTCCGCTCGAAGAATAAGTATGCTATATTCTCGCGCGGTACCGGTAAGTCATGGATTGTAGGGTATGAGGTGGATGAGAACGTGCGACTGATGCCGCGAGGGGTGACGACTGTCACCCAGAGCACCATCGGACAGGCACTAACCAAAACACTGCCTTCTACCTTCAACTATCTCGACAGACTCGGATACAAGCCGTACGACTACAAGACAAAGACTGGCGACTATGTGGTGTGTAAAACTCCGCCGCCGGGGTGGTACACGCCATACGAGCATATCATGCAGTATGACAACGTGATTTCCTTCTCCAATGGGCATGTGCTATATATTCTCACTCAGGCAGGCAACTCGCGCGGACCGAACGCGGACTTCAACATCACCGACGAGGCACTGACTATAGATAAGGAGAAGTTTGACCAGGAGGCAGCACCTACCAACAGAGGCAACGAGCATGTGTTTGGCCGACGGTGCCCGCATCCGGTTTTCAAACACCACGGCAACCTTTTCACGTCGTCAATGCCTTACACTCTCGAGCAGCAGTGGCTACTGGAGCCTGCCGATTACTATGAGCGCGAACGTGGCATCAACCTCTTTGCTAAGTGGAACAGGTTGGTGGATACGCAGATGCAACTCATAGAGGCAAAACTGCAAAACGATGTGCATCTGTTCACGGAACTCTGGAACGAGTGCCTGAGACAGCGCCGCGAGATTGTGCCTTTTGTATCTAAGGATGGCACGTTGTTCCTTCTCGGGTCGGTGTTCGACAACATCGAGAACCTCGGAATGTCGTACATCATCAACCAATACAAGGTAATGGATAAACTGTCGTTCATGGTGGAGATTCTTAACAAGAGAATTTCCACAGTGGACAATGCCTATTACCGACTGGAGGACCGACACTTCTACTACAACGCTTACAATGACTCCTATCTGCGCGACGTGGGCGAGAACTCCAATTATGACTGGGAAACACTTCGCAACGCAACGGATAGCCGCGCCGACCTCGACTGCGACACGAGCAAGCCACTCGAGTTGTCTGCAGACTGGGGTAGTGCTGCCTCTTTCCTTCTGGTGCATCAGGAGCGGAATTTTGACTTCGCTTCAAAATTGATAACCAAACGTCCGGTGCACAACATCATCAACGAGTTCTTCGTCCGGCGAAACGATGAACGTGACGAGACGGAGGTCAACGTGCTCGCTACGCGCTTCTGCAACTACTACCAATACCATGTCAACAAGACTGTAACGTTCTATCGTGACCGATATGGCGATATTCACCAGGCAGGATCCAAGAAGACTTACAACGAACTTTTCATAGAGGCTCTGCAGAAACGTGGGTGGACTGTCATTCAGCGCACACACGCGGGCATTGAACCACCACAGCACGACAAGTTCCTGCTCTGGACGTATATTCTCGCTGAGACTGACGAACGCTTCCCGGTACTGAGAATAAACGCCACGAGGTGCCGAAAATTGGTCATCTCAATGCGCAACACAGCCGTGATGGAGGATGGCAAGGGTAAATTCACCAAGGATAAACGCTCGGAAAGACGCGGGTCTGTGGCTCCTGAAGAGGCAACTCACTTTGGTGATGCTGCCGACAAATGCGTCTGGACGAAATATGGCGAACGGCTGAAACTTATCACTTCTTCCTCTTTTGTATCTCCTCGGTTCTGAAAAAAAGAAACAGAGAGGCTAAAGCCTCCCTGATTCTCTATATGAGTAATATCCGCTTGAGGATATGATAAGATGATCCAGGAGATACATACGCATGAGTTCACATGCTTTCCTCACTCGCTCGGTCAATCTGTCGTCATCTTTCGATGACCGCAGACTGCCAGAGGGGTGATTGTGTACCATCGCTATCACTGTGGAGTTCTTCAGAACAGCCTGACGGATGATGAGTCTCACGTCAACAGCGGTCTCAGTGATACCGCCGATGGACAGCCGTTCGTAACTAATCAACTTGTAGTTGTTGTTCATGAACACCAGCCACATCTCCTCATGGTCGATGTCTGTCAACTTCGGCGCAAGCAGATTATAGATGCTTGTCGCAGAGCCTAAGTCAACTGTCTGGCGGTGTTCCTCCGAGGCGTACCGCTTGCCTAACTCCAACGCGGCCATAAGTGCTAAAGCCTTGCAGTGGCCAATGCCAGGCACCACCTCTAACTCATCGAGACGTTTCTTAGACAACTCTCGAAGGCTCTCGCCAGAGATATTCAACATCTGACGTGCCTGGTGCATACTGTCGTATGTGCCGGCACCTCTGTTCAATACCAACGACACCAACTCAACGTTGGTTAGTGTGTTCACACCGAGAGAAGCGCCCTTGTATTCTGGACGCTCCTCTAAACATAAATCATTGTACTTGTTCAATGGTTTTTTCATAATAGTAATTTTTTTTATAATTAATAATCGGAGAGGATGTCAACACTCTCCATCAACTCACTCATTGATATGCCAGGTACTGGCTCTATCAAATATTTATCGAAGCCTACAGGCTTCAGATTGAAAGGCAGACCCTTCGTGGTTCTGCCTAAAAACAAACCGCCAGTGACCTCACAGCCGAACTGCTCCAGCAATTCGCAGAAGTCACTCGCGCTCGCACCTGTGGTAAACAGGTCGTCGAAGATAACTACTTCCTTATATCGGAAGAAGTCATCATCGACGTCAACACGCCAACTGAAGAGGTCACTAACCATGTGGTCTCTCCTGTTGTGCTTAGCATCGCGGAAACCCAAGATGCTCACATGCCCGAAGGCATCTTCTATCTGTAG